ACGAACAGGTACTCCTGTCTTCTTAGAATCAGCCTTCTTCTTTGCAATAATATCATTCATCACTTTGGCTGCAGTTTTATAACGCTTCTTATCTACTGTGTTTGATTTGATCTTACTAATCACTTCTCTAGTTGTCATTTCACCCATTACCTTATCAGCTAAATCCTTGTCAGCCTTACCCCAAGTCCCTTTTCCTTTTGTGACAAAACTATTAACTCTAGCAAATGCCCATTGCTGTTGATTCGTGCCAGCACGGTGGCTATCTTGCCAAGCCGCCATTCCTCTGTCATACACTTTCTTGAGAATGTCGTATGAAATGCCAGTCTTATCAGCTTTCTTCCTCAATGCAGATTCAGCTGATTCGGTGATGTCAGATGATTCTTTCTTTTCATTATTCTTATCTTTGGTGTCAGATGATCTTGCTCGATCCATCATTCGGTCATACTTTATAGCGTCAGCTTCTTTTTCTCTGTCAATCTTTTCTTTGGCATCATCGACTGAGCCTTCAGCGAAGAGGGAACGAAACGATTTAGGGTGATGTTTCAAATTTTCAAACAGAGCGTCAAAACTCTCATCCTTTGACGAACGAGCAGATTTGAGTCTAGCAATTTCTTTCTTCCGAGTAGCAGGAATCAACTTCTTGGACAACTTAGCAACCATACCTGACTTCTTCTTCACCAGCTTGTCTACAGAAATCTTATCACTAGGAGATAATTTAGCATAGTTGACACCACGGTCACCAGCAACTTTCTTACGAACTACATTGATAGCAGACTTTTGAGCACGCTTCTTAATAGATTCAGGATCAGCCATTTTCTTGGCTTTCATCTTCTTCATACGAGCCATCTTAGGCGCGAGTTTCTTCATTCGCAGACCGATCTTTTTACGTTGCTGGATAGACAAAGGTTTTTTATCTTCTTCTAAGTCTTCTTTAATAACTGCACGAATAGTGTCGTAGACATCTTTAGCGTCTTTGTCTGTTAGCTTTTTAGGAAGACCAGTCTTAAATGTATCAAAGTCTCCCTCAACAGCTACCGCTCTCAGCTTAGAGGCTGACATACCTTCAACACCTTCAGCGTCAGGGTCTCTTGCGCCAGCTGAACGAACGTCAATGGAATCGAATGAGAATGGACCACCGTTATACTTGTTCAACAAACCGCTGAACTCGGTTACACGGTCAGAACCAACAACAAGAACAACATCTGTAAATCCAGATTTTTCTAGTTCTTGTAGGATTTGAATTATTGTCTTAGACTTAGATTGCTCAATAACCTTGCCGAACGCTTTACGTGCAAAGCGAATCTTCTCAGCATAGTTGAGGGGGTCTTTTTTATTATTTTGGGTATGTGAAAGGAAGACTTTAGCGTCAGCCTTTTCTTTTTTGGCGGCAGATACCACCTTATCAACAAGCTTTTGGTGGCCAACTGTAGGCGGATTTAACCTCCCAAATGTAAATACAACTTTCTTCATACGTGTTTTCCGTAGACTTAACGTCGGTTTATTTTATTATCTATTTATAACTTTTACTTCTCCCAGCCTTTTATGTAGTCGGAAGAGAAGTTAGCATGACTGAACTGCATTCTGTTAACCAGCTTTAAAGCACTGCCGTCAGTATCAATAGCTACATATCCCTCAGGAGCAGTAACTTGAAACCCGTCTTTGGTTCTTAAAAGAGTGGTGATATTACTAGCTTGATCCATCTTACTGATGACCATTTCTTTAGCGTCGATCAAAAGATTCATCATTGTAAATATATTTTCCAAGTTCCTGACATTAGGTGCTGAGAAGAACTTCAGTACATCATCACGCTTAGCAGTAACTTTCTGTTTACCTTTGTCAGACTTTCTTTTACCAGATTCTTTCTCATAATACTTATTAATATATGAGATCAAGTCTTTGACGTGAGACTTCACATTTGTCACCTTCTGACCATCACGCACTTTAGTGTTGAAATGGGTCTTAACCTTCTGGAGAAGTTCAGCATCATCTGAAATACTATTGAGAGTTGCTGCGTCTAGCTTCTTGAAAAGCTTACCAGTCTCTGATAGATATGACGTTAGCTTCTTAGTTTCTTTATCGGTAAATGTTGCCGACCCAGAAATGTCAGTGAACATAGCGTCAACTGACCATACATTAGAAGTCTTGTTCAGTTTAGAGGCAATCTCATTACCGAATGACGCTTTCATATTCTCAAACGCTGTGCCAGTATATGTAGTATGCCATACGATACCTATCTTAGCTTTTCGTATAGTAGCACCCAGTTCGGATTTAGAAGGAACGGAATAGACTATGGTGTTCGGGTGAAAAGTTGTGACCTTTTCTCCATCATGGACTTCCGACTTCAAGTCTGCTTTACTGAACAGAAAATCACCCTGAACAACTCCGGTGATGCCAAGTTCCGGAAGATACTTGAGCGCATCTTTCAGTTTTGTAGCAAGTTCACCGCTGGTATCAGCATCTACTTCTTCAGCTGACTTATAGACTTTTGGATTTTTATTGAAAATGCCTTTCTTCGCCACAAAGAATTTGCCGTCAGACGGGTCTGTTCCAGCGAATACAGCAGGAGCACCATCCCATTTAACAGTAGTAGAAACGCCCCTACTACTATTGCCTGACAACATGTCACGAAGAGATCTAAGCAAATTAATCGCTTGTCGTGTACCATTTACACCTCCATTCAGGACGGCATCTTCTAGATGCTCCATATGTGTGTTCTTGTCTTCAATAAGAAAACTGCTAAACTTTTTCATATTGCTTCTTCAACCTCTCAAATTCTGCTTTACGGTCTTTGGATCGTTTATCGAGATCTATACCTTTTTTCTTCAATTGACCCTTTAATTTTGCACCGCCAGTCTTAATCTTACCCTCTACAACTTTCTTTGGCTTTTGTTCTTTTTTCCATTTTGCTGCTATTTTACTTTCTGGCGGCTTCTTCGCCCATGCCATAATAGTTTTGTAGGCTTCTAATGTAGACCGTTCAATATCAGCACCATCGGAATTGTCCACAATGGTCATTTTATTTCTGAACAATCCTTGAAACTTACCAATGTTTTTTTGGACATCATTCCAGTATTTCTCAACTTCTTTACTTGGTAATGACCGCGACCGAAATTTGTTACGCTTCTGCGCTGTTTCCATATCAGTGTTTACGAATATCATATGAACTTCATAACCAATCTTTCTCAAGTCGTCAACCTGACCTTTAATCTTTGGATAGTTCTTACCAGTGCCGTCAATCACTAATCCCATTCTACCCTCAAGAGCACGAGTTAGCAAGTTTCCGGTCAAAGCTTTTGCCGACCCACGAATCTTTTGTCCATCTGCTGAGAATACGTCATCAGGAGAACCTGTCAACCCAGCCTTCTCCAACCCCTTCTCAAAGGCTTGATCTGAGTTTATCAACTTAAATCCCAATGCTTGGAGTGCGGTTTTACCCACAACAAATGATTTTCCTGATCCTGGTCCACCAGCCAAGAATACTGCCTTAAATATAGCAGGGTCGTTCACGCCTTCTGTGAGTTCAGGTGTCTTGACAAATTTGTCAAAGGATAACATCATATCTCCTAGTACAGTTTACAATGTATTGATGAAAAGTCGTTAGTCTTTGTGCTTGAATAATAACAACTCTTTAGAATGTCTGGCTTACTATTCAGCATAATCTCGAGGTAATACGTTAGGAACGCTCCCGCCTTTAATGCTATCTCTGAGTCAGGGAAAGGTGATACTTTATCAACAACAACTGGGTTCTTCAATAGTTTAGGCAAGGTGGTGTTCAAGTATTTCATTGGGTCGTTCAGTATCTTCTGCTTATCTGACGGTATGTTAAATCCATTTTTAGCAGCAAGTTCAGGGAACAGTTGCGCTGATACAGCACCTAATTGAACCGCTGCGCCAGCCATACGACCCTCAAGATATATTCTAATATCGGAGTCTTTGGATACTGTCGCTGCCTTATACCCAATCCTGATATTGAATCCTTTGATATTGCCATCAGTTTCAAATATGAAGTTCTTTTGAAACGGATCAAATAATACTCGGCTTGCCTTAACATTAACGTCAGGTAGATCTAGAGTTGATACTAGCTGGAATTTACCTGTTTTCTTTGGAGAGACCTTCTTTAAGGATACACCGACAACTTCTTTTCTCTCAAACTTATCTGTCATCCAAGCGTTGAACTCTAGAAGGGATGTGACGTCTTTAGTTTGCGCAATTACTTGAGAGCGGTTCAATGACATGATCCATATGTCAGATGGGTTCCAATTATCCTTCAGATCCTTCAAGCCGAACTTCTTCGCTAGATTGTATAATATGTTAGAGTCATTCTTCTCTGAATCAAGATAGATTTTATGCTTAGAGAAACCTTTACCCATATTCTTACTGAAGGCATCATACTGTTGCTCGAAGTTATGCATCCAATCAGCACTTAGAGGAAACCCAACTTCAGCAGAAATCTTTTTAAGGTCAGGCTTTTTGTTATTGAACGCAGCTTTAAAATATGCTATGGTTCCACTTTCTTGTTCAGCTGTAGTGGGAATAGATACAGATTCGCCTTTCCTCGGTAACTTACCAGTTCCACGAACACCGCCAGATGGGGTCAAGGAAACATTGACCAACTTAGAGGATATATATTTGTCACCTGATGGAGTAAATCCATATCCTGCTATTTTCTTATCTGCCGCAATTTTGGGGATAGCAGCCTTATCAGTGATTTTGATAACCAATCTAGAATTGGCTTTCTTGAAGTCGTATTTCGGTTCTATGTAGACAATATCATTATCAGCAACTTTCTGCAATCTATCCAGAAATCGCTTCAACTCTGGATTCATAGAAGAAGGGAGGTGATCAAACCCCAACCACTGTTTGGTGGCTTCGGTCAGATAATCGTTAAATCTATACACAGGTAATCCTTAATTTAGTCTTACTCTATTTATAACAACAGTAAAGCAGTTTAAGGACATACTCAGGTCGCAAAGTAGTAACTCTAAACACCCACGCTTGAGAGAGTGAGAGGGAGGCGTGAATGTTATATGTTTTACTACTTTAAACCGCTAAAATCCCTCCTACCAGCTTTCTTAGTCATCCAAGACATTTGGTCGTCTTCTTTCATTCGCTTGCCATATGAAGTGTTATCAAATACTGGTCCATTATCAACCAAGTCTTCCTGAGCAGTTTGCTCAACGTCAAACAACCTCATCTTGGCTCTATCAATACCAAGCATAAACCGCTTATTAGTACTGGGATCACCGTATCGGTTTTTCAACTGCTTCACCATAATCTGACCAAGCTCGTCAAGTTCTTCAGTAACGATTAGTGCTGCCATGAAGTCAGCCGTAGCTGGTAATCCAAAGGACTCAGAAGTATCTGTCAAATCAATATCACTGCTACCATATCCGCTTCGTGTAGTCTGAGTAGCTGTCACGATTGGCAGATTTTTCTCTACAGCCAACCCACGGATCTCTTCAGCAATTGCCTTGATCAAGGTGTAGGAGTTTACGTTGGATCCAGCCTTCATACGCGAAGACATACAAATATTAAGATAATCAATATAGATGATGTCAGGGATAAATGACTTCTTCAACTTCATCTCATTCAGAAGATGACGAAAGTGCCCAACGCCAGCAGATGCTGTGGGATATTCCTTCACCACCAACTTACCTGCCGTCTTACCTTTCACACGCTCAATCTTCTTAGTGTACATATCCTTAGACAAACCTTTCAAATTATCCAGAGTGACATTCAAAAGGTTAGCATCAATACGCTCAGAGATTTTCTCTTCGGCCATTTCCATAGTAATGTAAAGGACGTTCTTACCGTCCATCAAATTAGCCGCAGCCATATGACACATGGCCAATGATTTACCAGCACCTGTGCCTGCCATTAATACATTCAGGGATTTACGGGGTAGACCACCACCAGTGATCTTGTTGAAGTATTCCAGATCAAAGGGGACGCGCTCTTCTTTACGGTGATAGAATTCATATCTGGATTCAGCGTCTTCTAAGAAATCATGACCAATGTTTGGGTCAAACGAAACGCTCAGAGCCTCAGACAACAGATCAGGAATAGCACCTTTGTCTCGAGCCTCATCCCCTGATGAATCAAGTATCGAAATGCTTTCCATGATGGCATTATAGACAGCCTTCTCTTGACAAAACTTTTCGGTTACAGTGATTAACCAGTCTTCATCTTCTTTTTGATCGACAACAAGATTGCCGATATAGTCAACACAATCCTCAAACTCTTTATCATTAAGAGTACTAGAACCGTCCAACTCTATCGACAACGCTTCTTTTGTCGGGAGTGTATTATACTTGTCCACGAATTTATCAATCTGTTCGTAAACCGTCTTCTCAATACGATCACTAAAATATTCTGCTTTCAGGTATGGGAGTGTTCTTCTCGCATATGTCTCATCATTCAGCAGGTGTTTCAGTATTACTATTTCCGTCGCCATCCGTACTCTCTCTCAAATTATCTTCAACAATTTCACACAATATATTACCTAGTATAACCGTTGCAGGCGAAGAAGTAAAGTCTTTTTCCTTAGGATTTTCTACCATCAGGATATTAAAATCCAGATATCCTTGACCACTTTCATCTTCATTAAATGCAACTGTGTCATATTGGTAGACGAGTCCCTCTAACTCGCCCTCCAATATCTTAACACACCAGTGATCTTTATGATAGGTATCATCATTCATCACTAACTCATACATAGACGACTTCTTATATTCAACTGGCATCAGTATGTTCCATTTCTTCAGTGCTCGAAACAATTTCATCAACACCCACCTGCCCATACTTGAACTCTTTGCCAGCAGCAACTTCGAGTTGAGCCATAATATCATCGGTAAAGTATTCAGATGGATTTGTGTAGATAGCCTTGGCGAATACTTTACGACCATCAGGAAGTTCATAGCGTGTAGAAACTTTCTTGAATATGTCATACTTCTCAGCAAGGTCTACCAGACCATAATAACGATCAAGACCAGTGTCATATGATAGCTTAACTTCAATCTTCTTGTTCTCTTTAGTGAACCGAGACTTATGCATTGTTATCTTGATAATATTACCAACTACGTCAGTTCCGTCACGATCCTTCTTCTTACCAAGCATAGCTATTGAAGAAGCTGCGTATTTGAGACCAGCACCACCACTAATTTCTTTAGTAGGGATATACGCACCGATAACATCATAGACGTGGTTAGTGACCAGAAGCGGGACATTAGCTTTAGCCAGCTTCAATGAAAGAACACGGAATGTACCGCGCAGTAATTGCGACTTGGTCATATCACGCTTATCACTACCAGACTCAGTGTCAGCCAGCTCTTTAGCAGAAGATAACATACCAAGTGAATCAAGCACCAGCATCATAGGAGGAGCGTCTTTACCTTGCTCAATATAGCTGGTCAAAATACGGGTGGCATTAGTACGAAACTCTTCAATTGAAGACGGTTCAGAAATAACCACACGTGTTGTATCAATCCCACGATCATCCATCATTTGCCTAGTGACCGCTGCCTCTGTGTCAAAGTAAATGACACCACCCTCTTTATTGTCTTCGAGAAACTGTTTGAGTACACCCAAAACAAAGAACGTCTTACCAGTAGCAGACTCACCAGCAAAAGCACTAATCTTATTGTTGGGCACACCACCATAGATACTGCCGGAAATAGCAGCATTAAGAATATACGAACCAGTGTCAATAGAACCTGAAAATTCAGAACTATTGCCACCTTCACTCAGGAGTGATGTGTTATCAATCCCTTTCACCATATCAGTTAAAAAACTCATTTAAAATTTGCCTCGTTAGGTTTATCAATCCAAAGATTTGTCGCGAACGTTCTCCGCAACCCACTTGTTATAGGGACGACTCTGTGAACCGTCGCAGAATCAAATATAATTAGGCGATTCGGAACTGGCTGGATTCTTTCGACATCACCATAACGGTCTATCTCCAAAAACCCGCCATCCGGAATCTCAGTATGGGCGTAATAGACCGAGCCGATATGAGGAGTATTAAGCTTATGCGCCTTACCCTTCTTCTTGAACAGATGCTCATCTTTATCATAATGCCATGGAAGATCTGTCATGCCTCCTTCGACCATAGTATTAGACCAATACTCAACACCCGCAAAGTCCGTAGGCAAGTTACCGAATTTAGAAATCTCGCCCCATATATGCACCGCCATCTGCTGCCAAACGTCCGTAGCAGATCCATCTTTATCAAGCCATTTATAACCCACCCTATCTTCCCACAAAGAATCATCAGTTATAGTCTGAAGAGCGAGGCTATCTTTAGGTAAAAAATCATCAATAATAATCATAATTAGTTCTTATAGTATTTCGTATGGTTTCGTATGGTATTTCGTATGGTATAATTAATTATATACCAAATCGCCCTAAAAGTCAACCTTTTATATCTGGCGATATAATACCGTCAATCATATCACTAAACTTCCCCAACTTTTCAAGTCGGTCTGGCCAGTATATATATGACTTCTCTGGGTTCTTTGCTAAATTGTTGAGCAAAGGTTTGTAGGCATTATACAATGCGTTACACTTTTCTTCCCAGTCCTGCGCCTTTAAGTTTGATGTCAATGCGTCTTTGGCATAGCCTTCGGCAACGCTGCTTGCCTTCTGTACAACATCAAGTTCATCCTCATCATATAAGGTGAATCCAAAATCAAAATCGTCAGTATTACTCATATTATTCTCCTATCCGAAAAAACTCTCTAGGGTTGATTTTTTCTCAAAACTCCAGTCGACAGAATCGAGTATAGCGCGGAGCGGGTCGAGAAATGCTTTTTGAAACTGCAAGTCATAATCTATATATTGGCTCATCTCAAACTCTCTTGGAAGAGCACTCATCACACTTAAAATATTTTGCTTGCTCGGATTGGGCAATTTAAGATAGCAGAACTTTATCTTCTCGCCATCTTTTATGACCTCATACTTCTTAGTCAACTTTCTCTCTCTGAGCATATAATTAAACGACAGACTGCCACGAACATGAATCGGGCAACCTTTCGGGACGTTCAAACCACTACCGCTACGATCATCATATTTACCCAAATCAGATACAGATCTAGGGAAGGCGACTTCCTCAAATGGTAACTTCTCAAACTCTTCCCTGAAATCGGCAATGTACTTCTGTACAGTTCCTTCATCGCTATTCATTATTATCGTTATAGCATTTTTCAACGCTGTCCTACAAGATTGTGGAGTCGAAGATTTAACTGTTTCGATTCCCATCATTTTCAGTTTGGGTTCAGCATAACGAACACCTTCATTATCATACACATTTAACATGTATCGTTTCTTAGCTGTCCATATACCTTTGTCGGCAATTGCTTCTCGCTTCATAACCATTTTCTGCGAGTATGCGTTCATCAACCCACAAAGCTCTTCATAACTCTTATCAATAAAAGGTTCCAACTTCTCGCCTGCAACTTTATCCAAGAAATTCGTGATTTTGACAGGGTCACTTCCCTCAGCAAAGCATTTGCGTACAAGTTCATCAAAGCAAATGTACACCGAATCTGTATCTGACGCAATGACATAGTCAACCTCGTCGGTCTCAAGTAATTTATTAAGGTATTCATTCAATCTCCTTTCAATCCACTTAATGGCAAGCTGACCAGATAGGGTGATAGCCTCAGCCTTTCGGACGTCAAAGTAACGGAAGTACTGGTTACCAATTGCACCATAAGCTGAGTTTAGCTGCACCTTCTTCGCCAGTTGCAAATTCTTGTATTTACTTATATCCTTCTCGAGTTGCTTTTTGCGCTCGATCAGCTTGCTTTGCAAAGCAAAATGCATTTCTTTACTGAGGGAATCCATTAAATAATAATTCCGCTTGTCGCTTGTCGGTATGCCTTTTCGACTTCTTCGTTACTTTCAGTCATAAAGACCAAACCACCATTATAGAACATAACTTCATCAGGGTTCATCTTACCAGTTGCACAAACACCGTGCGCGAAGCCCATACCGCTTTCCTGATGTACTAACATTCGCGGATCCGCAACCGTCACGCCAGATGTAGTTTCAGTAACAAATTTACCGATAAATTCCCCAGTCAGTGTTACTAATGATACGACAGTACCTTTCTTCATAATGCATTCAACCTTGTATTTATTTCTTCCAGTTCTGTTTCAGCTTCAAGCATTTTGCGCTTGTAACCCTTTCTCTCACTATACATCAACTCCATCATTTCAGGCAAGAACCCTTGCTTTTCTTTGCTGAAGTAATGTCCATTCGCAGCCATACACATATCATCAGAAGTCTCAACCTTACGATCAATAATATCCTCGATACTTATATCTTGATACTCACCCTCAAGAAAAGTCTCTGGCGAAATGTTATATTGCATAATCAAATGCGGGTATAGACTATTCAAGTCAAAACTCATTACCCAATTATGCATGCCGACCTGCGGGTCTTTCACATAACCCCCAGCGAATTGCGCACCCTTAAATGTGTTTGTCATAGGGGGAATCACAACACCCTTCTTCATCAAGTGATTGTGGATTAAAGTGTCCCACATACCAACCTGACCAAATACATCATTATAATTGACCTTGGCATCATAAGCAATTGCCAAAGCCATTTCAATCAACTTCATCTTACTTTCGAGATTGTCGATCAACTCAACGTCTTTTATGTTGTAGTCAATAAACTTTTGATAGTCAGTTTTATAGAGTTGATGCAGGTTCTCAACTTCAGAGTAATCCAACTTCCGCTCACCAAGTTCAACAAAGGCAATATGGTCTAGCCTGTATGACTCTTGCTGTGAGTATGTAAACTTCTTATACATCTGAAGATAATCTAGAGTAGCGATGCCAGTCAAATTGTACATAATTTCAGTACGATTAAACTTAGTAACCTCCCGAGTCTTAATCCAACCGAAGGGAGACAGACGTTTACACTCCTTCTCACCGAGCAATTTAGTGATCCTGTTCACAAGGTATGGAATGTCAAACCCTTCGATGTTCCATCCCGTTACAATGTCTGGATCTAACCGAGTCCAGAAGTTCAGGAATACAGACAGCAGTCTCATCTCGTCTTTACAGTCTATGTATGTGACATCATCACGGCTCTTCTTATACTCACCCACCCCCATGACATGATAGCGTTTCTCACCTTCATCCATGTAAGACACACAAATAGCTGTCACTGGTTGATTGGCTAGTTCTGGTGACGGGAATCCATCTCCGGACGCAACCTCAATATCAATATTGGCCACTTGAATGACATCTACATCATAGTCCTTCTGGAAGTTCTCATTCAAGTACACATATGCCCATTTGCTAGAACCGTATATCTTGAAGTTTGCGACGTCCTCATATTTCTGGGAAAACGTCTTTGCTTCTCTGATTGTTCCCATCTTCACGGGTTCAACATAAGCACCTTCTAATGTCTGGTAATCCGACTCCTTCTTGCTCGGGACGAAAAGGGTTGGGTTGTATTCAACCTTATGAACAAACCTCTTCCCTTTATTGTATCCCCGAACATGAATGTGATCACCGCGAACGTGTACATGCGTATAGAACTTCATTAAACGATCTCGTAGATTTCTTTCCAGTTACGGAATTGGGGGATTTTATCGCATTGCTTGTTGTGACCGTGCATCATCAAAATACTATCAAGTCCCATTTCTTGCCCAAGCAAAGCATTCTGAATCTTATCCTCAACCCATAAACAGTCAGTGCCGCGATAAGGTTCAAGCGCATCGTTTTTGTCGGCACCGCAATCTAGGATAATGAACTTCTCAAAAAGCGTCAAGCCAAACAGATTCTTCAGATTCATAATCCGCAATCGCTTCGCATAGTCATTAGAAGTCTGGCTTGTTATAGCGTGGAACACGTATCCCTTTTCCTCATGAATCTTCTTCATATAGCGAACAGCGTCGCGGAGAGGTGGAAGGAATGCCATATTAGCACTCTCATTAAAGTGGAACACCTGCTTTTTAGCTTCAGCTTTGGGGATGTCATACGCAAGGCATATATCATAAGCCTCCCCAGCGGTATCCTTCAAGGTGTATCCTTGAGACTGCATCCAAGGATCAAAAGCAGCCATCCAGTTCAGAACAACACCGTCAATATCAGTCAATATTACATTTTCGCAAAGAGCCATTATCATACCTTTTTATCAAATCAAACTATATTATACTATAAACCGGACAAGAAATCAAGCAATATTCTTCAATATACCACTGAAAAGTAACATAAATATCACCACATTCAGGATGATCAAAGCTCTATCCTTCCAGATGATAGAAACCCACAACCAAAACGCAGTGCCTATCGTACCAAATATCATATCCATTGCGTGGTATTCAATGCCAGCATTACGGAAGCAAACAGACAACAGTATCATTATCGTGGCTATCCACTTGACATACCAAACTAGAGGGTGTTTTTTAATCTTCGGCATTATAGTGTGTCTCGAGAGAATATTCTTCCATTGTGTAACGTAGAGTTATTTCATCACCAGAAGTGATTGGCGCAAAGGTTTCTACACAGAAATACTTATCCCCATGCTGATTAATACGTTTCCTATTGACACAATTGGGGGAATCAGAATGGTTAATGAATCCACCCAGCGGTGTTCTAATCCAATCGCCATGATAATTCAATCTTGTAATGCCCAACTCAGAGCCAGCTGGTATATCTTCCGTAGCAAATACACCAACACCTTCTATTCCGCTGTCGCGGATAGTCAGGCTGCTCGGTAATGGTCTAAAGGTATTGTCGAAATTGATCATTATTTCACCACTAGTAGTTCAAAAGGGAAACAGTCAAGGAACAAGGTGCGTTCTAAACGATACGCTTCCTTCTCCCAAGGCTGATTTTCGTATTCATATCCATCTGCCATTCTGCCCTTCCATTTCCAAGCACCGACGCAGTTTAGTTGACCTCGTAGGAATTGTCGGGCATGAACCATCTCATGAGCAAGGGCTTGCATTTGCTGGAGAAAAGTCTGATCACGCTTGGCGATCATCACATTAGCATATGTCGTATCACCACTACAAAGACCTTGAGCACCATTGTCCAATTCAGTCTTAAACTGTATAAGAATGCATTTAGCTGTAAATCGGTGTATCTTCAATTTCTTCAACAGGTTGATAACATACAGCTCAACGATATCTTTCTTAGCATGACGACCTTCAATGAAATACATATTATGCTCCGTAAACTGTTTGTTCTTTAATTGCCCACTTCTCTACAACTGGCTCGCCATACTCATCTTCGTCAACCAGAATATACGCCACGGTCTTCTTGACAGTAGCATAGCGATAAGGAGAGCCAAACACGTCGCCGACCCAAACCTTATGAGGATAGTGAACACCATCAAGCAAATGATCAGGGTCATTTTTGCTGAACTCAAAGAAATGGTAGTAATCTTTCTCACGAAAGCC